CCATCTTAGCTGACGAAAATTGTATGTTTTCGCCCGTTTCTATTTCGGCGTAAACATCGGATCCATTATATACCGTGATATTTCCTGCCGCTTTCTTGTTAGATCCAAAAGTTACGACGTGGAATTCGTTAATAAAATAAACGTCTGTTGCCGACATTGTTACTGGTGTCGTGCCGTTGAGCGTTATAGTTTCAACTTGCTCGACTAGTTCAGTGTCTAAATAATGAACTTCAACCGTTCTTAAACCAGTGCCGCCTGATGCGTCATCAGTGCTTGTGCTTACAACTGACATCTGTAGACCCCCGATTGCTGGGCCAATAAACGCGCCATTCGACCATATCATTTGATCGGTTACTGCCCCGCTAAACACTCTTTGACCAAACGAATTAAAAGGGCTTGCGTTAGGTACTTTGCCTCGAGCTATGTCATTGTTTATCGAGTCAACGGGCAATCTTTCAACCCTAGTCACCAGCTCATGCGAGGTATCTGCTTTGGCAGAAGTCGATAACCTGATGCCTTGTGCCGACATTACTTAGCCTTTTTGGATACTTTAGGCGCTGGTTTATCTGACCAAATTACATCTTTGTCAGTCAGATCTGATTTGTTTATTTCTACCTTACCGTCTGGGTGGTCTTTACGAACCACAACTACCGTTTCAACTACCGACATTCTTCACTCCTTAACTGATAGGGCCACCCCAAACGGGGCAGCCCATCTCAGAGGTTTTAGCCAAGCAGCAATGCAGTGTGCTCGGGCTTGATGTTTTTAACACCCCAAGCCAAACCAACTTCATAACGTACTTTTCTATAGCCTTTGTACATGGCGAATTCCATGCTCAAACCTGAGCGCGGATCCGTGATGACAATCACGTCTTCAGCCATGTCGCCTTCTTCTGGTCGCGCAGGTGCACGAGCAGCGAGGACAAGGGCAGATCGGTTGAAAGCCATGTTGCGAGCAGCAGAAGCAACGACCGTGATGGCCTTAGTAGCTGTGCTCATTGCAACGCGCAATCCAGGAGCCGCCAAAGTGATCGTCCCACCGCCTGATACATCAGCATCGCCAGAGGTGATAACGTACTTGTTGCTGTCGCCAGCGAAAGTTACAACGTCACCAGCTAAGAGCGTTCCAGTACCAGCAGATGCCAAGGTCAAGACCGTAGCGCCTACAGCGTAGCCAGAAGCGTCAGTGGTTGCACTTGAGCCCGTTCCAGCAGTGAAGTCTGCGATCTGAGCTGATTCGCGCAAAGGCATACCAGCAAGATCAAGCAACACGCCTTGACGCAGCATTGAGTCAGTACCAGCAGAGTTAACCGCTGATTGCTTACCAATGAAGTTAGCACCAGCAGCAGTATTAATAACCAACTGGTTATCGCTCTGCGGGCTACCGTTGTCCTTCAAGATCTTGAGAACATTGGAAGCATCGGTGTAATCATTAGCAGTACCGAATGGCGTAGTGCCAGCGGTGCCGTATGCTCGTGAGAACGTAGACTGTAATCCAGCCAAATCAGATTCAACTTCGTTGGCTACAGCTCGGATTGCCTGAGCAATTTTATTTGCTCGGACGCTCAGATAGCCTGGGCCAGTGTTCAGTTTCTTCTGATCGTCGCCAATAAAGCCAAACTCAGCAGCTCGTGACTTCGTGATCTGAATTACAGTGCTTCCTGAAGTCTGACCAGTTGGGTCAGGAACAGTCATAGCAGGCGTAATGTTAGACACGTTGCCAGCAGGCTCAACGTCTACAACGATGTTTTGGTTGATACCAGCGCGTTCAGCACTAGCGTTCATAGTTACCGCAGGGATCAGGCCAGTCAATTCACGCGAAACCACATCAAGGGCTTCGTAAATATCAGGCACGATTGAGGAGATTGTATTCTCAGCCATGTTTAATTACCTTTCATCAGTTTAAGATTTCACCGCCAGACTTCACAAATTCCATGCGCCTGACAGGGTTTAGTGCCTCAAATTCAGCACGAGTTTTCACTTTTGCAGCACCGCCGCTATTTGAGCCACCAGAAGCACCGCCACCTGATGATTGATTGCCCTTGAGCAAAGCCGAATATTTCGGGTTGCTTTTGAACTCGGCCTTTAGGTCATCAAGAGATGAGACCGTTAAGTTACCTTGGGCATCAGTAACTTTAACACCGTCTTCATGATACTTCAAACGGCGTGAAATAAAATCACTCAGCAATTCTGCGTTAGATCCGTCAGCTAATTCTGCCGCAATCCGCATTGCTGCGTTATCCCGTTTCTCATTGGATATTGTTACCCTTAAACTTTCCAGCTCTTGAGCTGTTGTCTTGTATCGTTCTTCGGCTGACCTATGCAATGCTTCAAAGTCGCCTTTCTCTTTGGCAATCCGTTCTCGATCTGCTTCTGCTTGCGCTTCGACTTCACGCTTGGCTTGCTTGGCTCGTTTGGTTTCGGTCAACAATGTCTCAAGCTGGTTCCGCATCCGCTCATTCTCTGCCAGAATATCCGTTAGGTCTGGGGTCGGTTGGGCTTCTACTTCTTGGACTTCCGTTTCTTCTACTGCTTGCATCTCGCTCATATTATTTCCTTTTGGTTACAAACCGCACTCACAGAGTGCTATGGGGTTAAATCTGCGAAGACAAGCGGATTCATGTCCCGCAGTTGTTGCAAGGTATAAACCCTGCCAGTCGGGTCAACAAACTTACCAATTGGCAGCTTGCCTGACCTGAATAAACGCGAACGCTCGATGCCTAGCGCTTCGTCTACGAATTCTCGGCTTTGCTTTTTAAGCCAGCCGCCGTATGTTGTTTTGTCTGATACCTGCTTAACACCGCTCGACCCAATGGATGGTCGGGTGCCTTGAATGTCTAGCCCTAAATCAAATTCCTTCTTGACCTTTGGAATGGTGGTGGATCGACAACCGTAGTGAGCGGGTGGCATTGGCCCTTCATTGACTCTGTAAAACTTGCCGTCTCGCGCCATGCAGACAAACGTCGTTCTCCCATCAAGGGTGCTGACCCATTCGTATCGGTCAATCAATCGCTCGTTTTGTTTATACATTTGGTTGCGTGAAACAGAACTGACCGCGTTTATGATCGTGCTGACTAAAGTAGTAACCTGGCGCTTCATCATTGTACGGATAACAGCGTCCAGCTTTCGGGCTATGCTTGGTGTTGTATCGCCCAGCAATACGCCGTCGGTAATTTCTTGTAATATCTGAGCGCCCTTTTTGACCCCGAATTGGGTTAGTGCTTCGGGTATTGTGATCCCGCTCATTGCGCCGATACTCATTGGAGTAGTCTCAACCGCTGCGATCAACGCGGCTTCTGCTGGCAATGCAAAAGTGACACTTGAAACCCTGTTTAGCATAGTTGCAGTGAACTCCGTTTCGCTCGCGGCAAATTCTAACGCGTCCAGTTGAATCAGCTTCTTGATGTCGCCCATTGTTAGCTTGGTCAGCGAGTCAACGTCCTTGAGCACATCCTGCAATCGTTGTGCTTGAAAGTCAGTCGGTTCTTGGGCCAGCCTTGCGTTGATCTTCTTCCTGAGCCTGTTTAATAGCTTGACGGCTTCCTTCGAGCGCCCGTTACCATAACGCTGCAAGAATACTTGGTGCCTAGTGGCTGCATCCATCAAGAATTGCTGGGTGCTCATCAGATCGCTTCTGGTTCATCCGTAAACAGCATATCTTCCGATTCTACATCCCCATCAAGGTCTTCGTCTGTTCGTTCCGAGTCAATCAAGTTAGCCCGTCGCATCAAGTGCCGCAGGTCTTGCTTGCCTATAACCCCGCGATCCATTAGCTGTATCTGAGCCATTAGCAATTGCGGGTCAATGGTTGCGTCATAGAATTCTTTATTAATATAGAATTCTGGCTCCTGCGTCCCGCCCATAAACTCCATCGCCCACTCAAAGCATTTGTAAAAAGCTGCCTCGACGTTAATGATGATCGAGCCTAGTTTAGAGTTTTGCCCAGCAAACCGAATCTTGGCCGCCTCTGCTGTCTCCGTCCCCGATACGTCTTGGATGATCCGCGTGCCAATCTTGACCATCTGTTGCTCTTTGATCTCCATGCCTTTGAGTGGCATCTGATTCTCTGAGGCTTGGAGCAATTGAGCACTGCCGCCTTCAGGTAGCAAGATCGCAGACCGTGAGCCAAAGGCTATCCCGCTGGACATATTCTGTTCTACCCAGCTTTGAGTCAGTCCAGATAATGCGGGTGTCGGTTGGCCTACCAAGAACGATGATTCTTCATAGTCAGCCGAGTTGCGATAATGGCTGATGTTGATCTCGGCTATATCGTACAACGGGGCTTTGTCTACAGTCTCGTCATTGTTGATTGAGCCAGCAAAAATGAACGGTATCTCGTCCCACAATGACCCATCCAGCTTGCGCGGGTATATGTTCCCATCGCCTTCGTATACAACCAACTCATTGTTGTCGTCATATAGATTCTGGACATACACGCCATCTTCCAGCCGCAGAACCCTGTGATACATACAGGTTTCAGTCTCGAAGCCGTCTTCTGTAATCTTTTCGGTTGGTTCTTGTAATACCACAAGTGACAGCTTCTTTAGGCCGCCGACCGTCTTGGTGCGCCAATTAATAACAGATTCCGCTGGGTAGGGCAGGATATTAGCCCGAAGGTTCATCGACCTGACTTCCGAATCAGTCAAACCCATCGGGGCGCTCGGGTAATCAACCAGCAACCCGTAACGCCCAACCAGCAAACAATCCGACGCGGCATCCTTCACCATCTGATCGGCAGACAGCCCGTCACCGTTAGCATTCTCAACCATGTAGTCAATCGCTGGGTCAACCTCAATGGTGCAAGCCTTGCGGAACACCATCCCCAACATGCCTTCTTTGGTATGCCCGACAAAGTTTACAAAGTTAGCTCGCTCAACATAGGCTTGGTATCTGAGTTTGTTCTCAGCGCTGCCGTCGTTTGCGTTAGGTGGCGGTAAGTATGCTGTGCCAGCCAGGCCACCAAGTGATCCTTGAGCGCCTTTGGGTCGCATTTTAATTGCTGATGCGCCTTCGTCACAGTCTCGGACGGTGCGCCATTTGTGTAGGTTCTTATCGTATTCTTTGCAGGTGCTATCAACTGGCATATTATCAACTCACGAAGCGGATTTTTAAATCAGCCACAGGCTTGATTATGGGCATTTCAAACGCTATCGGATAAGTCCCTGCATCTGGCAAGTGGTCAAGGTTCGACTTCTTGTCAGGTGCTCCGTTTGCGTCATACGCCAATTGTTCGAGACAACGGGCAAACTCTGGGCACTTCTGGTCATTGACGAAGACCTTGCCCTTTGTAAATGCAACATTGGAAGCCAAGACCCGTTCCTTCACCAAAGGGTTGGACTTGTTGGCGTACACCGAGAATCCAGCACCTTCAAGCAATGATATATCGCTCTTTGAAGCATCGACCGTCTTCCTGCTTTTGCCACTAGCATCTGGGTAAACTCGGATTGAGTGACCCTGATACCTTTCCAATATAATGTCGATCATGTTCGGCGTATCATATACCCCTTTCAACTCATCGACAGCGTGCCATTCTGCCCCTCGCTGGACGTATACAACGGCACTCATATTGGTGACGTTAAAGTCCATTCCGATCATTAACAGCTCGCCCTCAATCATAATTTCAGACGACCTGCAAGCGATTCTATCATAACCGTGATAAACAGTACCACTTTGTAGGTTGACAAATTCGCCTTCAAGATATGCTGCCAGTAATGCCTCTGGATATATGTCTCGCAGCGATTGTATATAGCCTTCTGGAAGATGCGGGTTTGATTCCGTTGGTGCCTGGATTATTTTATACCCTTCGGCTGGCTTCTTCTTCCATGTGTTATAGACAAACTTGAAGCCTTCAGGCGTTGTTGTTACACCGATCGTATTGCGTGAGCCGTCGCGTTTTTTCTGCCGATTCCTTGCCAATATCTGCCGCCATGCGTGAGACGCTTCCTCGGTCTTCATGGTGTCAAGCTCATCTATATCAGCGTCGCCATGCTCATACCCCACAATCCGATGAGGCGAGTCCATTGACCGAAAGATGATTTTGCCCATCCCAGCGATGTCAATGTAGTTGATCGGGCTCTTATATAACTTGTACGGAATGTTGAGCGCTTCCAGTGCTTCTTCAAACCTCGGGAAGGCAATCATACGAATCAAGTCATAAGTCGGAGCATAAAAGCCACGATTCACTTCTGGGTGCCTGAGCTTGCCAATGATTGCCCTGTTTACTGCCGCCTCAGTCTTACCAGCGCCGAACCCAGCTACCAGCGCGGGGAACGGTTCAGTGGTCAGCATGTAGTCAAACTGAGGTTTGGTTGGGCTAATCCTCTGCATCATCGTATGGGCTAACGATCTCAATGTGAATCGGTCGGTGGTCTTGCACAATCTCGCTGTGCTCTTTCTGACCGAGCAACTGCTTGCCCAACCAAATCGCCATCGTTGGGTTGCCGCCGTCCATGATCCTGAACTGCTGTCGCCTTACAGATAGCTTTCCCATTGACCGACCGTTATCAACGATCTCAGCAAACGACTCGTCCTCAGCCATTCGGCGCTCGATTGTTTTCTTATTACACCCGAAGTATGCAGCTATCTCCTCGACAGTACAGTTGAGGTGGCACAGCTTCTTCAGTTCTTCTGGGTCGATATTCAATCGCGGCCTTCCTACAGGGTTTGCCATATCAATACGGCTTGGGTTTAGGTTTGGGTTTTGGCTTGCCTTTCAACTTGGGTTTCTTAGGCCACATGGTTCATTCCTTTTGGTCGGTTTTCGCCTTTTATATATGCGACAAAATTACACTATTATCCAACAAATTCAAACGAAGCGGTTAATCTTGCGTCCGATGTTGTGCCAGCTAAAACGCCGCTTTTGGCTGTGTTTTTTAATCTTGACGGCTTTCTTACCATCATCCAGTTCTTGGAAGCCGATAGCCCATAAATAAACGACGGGGCTGATGTTACCAATCTTATCCGAGTGCCAGACTTCTTGTAATCTTGAGCCACCTCAGACATAAATCTC